CTCGGTTTCCACCTCATACGTCACGGTCTGCACATATCCACTGTTACCCCCACCTACGGAACGTGAGGCAGTAGTTTTGTGTTTTCCGGCGCGCTCTAACTCGGCTTTACGCTCGACGGCCAATTCTTTGTTAATCGAAGCCTCGGCTATTTTAGCGGCTAACGCCTTTGCCTGTGCTTCGTAACCAATTTGCTTTATATACAGCTGGCTTTTTTCTGTCAGGATTTTATACCATTCCTCAGCGGTCTTATGCGCTCCGAAAAGTTCGCCGTATGTTTCATTTAGACGCTGTACGGCTTCCTTAGTATTCTTTTTAGCTTTGATAAGGTCGCCTAAAGCCTTAACGTCGCGGTCTATCTGTACTTTGGCTGCGGCGGCTGCTTGGGTGTAGTCGTCGGTCGCGTCGTCCAGTTTTTCAACGCTCTCAGCGGCATCATCAGCGGCGTTAACAAAAAACTCGATAATAGTAGTAACTGCGGCGATAGCTGCACCGATACCAGTAGCGATTAACAAACCGCGCAGTGCGATTTTAAACGCCGTGGCACTATACGCGCCGCCTTTCATAGCGGAACTGAATACACGCACTACAGCGGCGGCAGACTTGCCGCGTAGCCCTAATGTCACCATCGCGGCACTTGCCAGTTTAGCACGTGCGGCTACGGCTACCTGTTGTACGTTGAGCTGCTTAAACGTGGTAATAAGAATAGCCGCACTTGACCCGGTACTAAGTAGCCCGGCGGTGAAATTGATATAAGGCTGCGCGGCAGATGTTACCCCCGAAATAATATCTATCACGGCGGCCCACTGGTTACGCAGCATTTGGTTTACCGCCTCACCGTGGGTACTCATGTCGGCATAGGCGGCATCCATAGTGCCAGCACTATTTACCATATTGGCGACGTTAGTCGAAAACTTGTCGGCTAACTCACCCTGCAAAGGTATAAGTGCGCGTATTGCTTCCGCACTACCAAACAGTTTACTATATACCTCCTGCTCCAGCACGCCGTTAGCCTGTGCGTATGCCTTAACGCTGCTATCTAACTGAGTTAGGAAATTTTGGAAGCCGCCAGCCGATTTAATCGCGGCTGCGTCAAACTGTATGCCCATCTTAGCCGCCATTTCGGCAGCTTCGCTACTGGGTTTAACTAACGCGGTAAATATCGCGGCTAACTGGGTTGACACCTCGGCAGTGTTACCGCTCACGCCTGTAAGCGTGGCAAAGGTACCCATAAGCTCGTCGATGGTTACACCCAGCGTAGAGGCGTTACCCGTGACCCTCGGCAGTGCTTGTGCTAATTGCTCAAATGAAGTTACACCATTTTTGGCGGTGAGCTGTATTTTGTCTTGTATATCAGCCGCCGCGCTCCATTCCAAACCGTAGTTTTTGATAAGCGTAGAGGTAACGCCGACGACTTTGTTAATGTCAGCCAAACCGCCTACCGCAGACCGGGCCGACGTGTTCAAATACTCTATCCAATTATCTTCCGGCACGCCGTTAGATATTGTTTGATAGAGGCCGTTAGCCAGTTGGTCGCGTGCTATTGGTATCTCTTTGGCTAAGTCTGCTACCTCGCCTTTGAGCTGCTTAAACCCTGCACTGTCTTTACCGGCCATAGTATTAGCCATTTTCATAGCCTTGTTAAATTCCTCGCTCTCGCTGGTAATAGAATTTAACTGACTGCTAATTTGTCCTACGGCACGGTCTATGCCCTGCAAACCTTGTACGGCAGCACTCCAATTTATCAGCGACGTTTTTAATGCCTCTGACTGTTCAAGCGTGGAAGCCATAACAGTGCGTAGGCCGTTAGCGTCTTGCGCTATCGCCCTAAAGCCTTTGCCATCGCCATCCAGCTTAAATGTAATTGATATGGTGCCTTTTCCTGCCATACTGTTTACTGGTTTATTTCGTCACCTAATCGGTGTGCTATTTCTTCAAATCGTTTTCGTTTTTCCTCGGCGGTGAGCTTTGGGGCCTCGCTTCGGTGGTTCTCTTTTTTCTTATCCCACGGCAGCGGTAAAAGCTGCTTGGCGGTTATTTTCTTTTTGACGTGTGGCTGTATCACTATTGCGGCCAAAGTCCGGGCGCGTTCCCATGCCTCACGGTTTTGCCCCTCGGTCATTTCTCGCCATGCCTTGCAGATACTTTCAAATTCACCAAAAGTACATTTGCAAAAATCATCATGCGACATACCGATACACCCAACGGCAATACCTAAAAGGTCATAGACCGCTAACGGCGTTTTCTTTTTTTTTCACCGGGCGCGTCGTCGCTGGGCTTTGCTTCCGCTGTTATTGCTTCGTTCCACTCGGCCATATCTTCCGGGGTTAGATTGTCGGCAAATTCCATCAGCGACAAATCAAATGGCTTGCCCTCACGTTTAGCCGCCGACGCGATACAGCAATACAGATAGGTACACAGGTCTGTAAAACTTGTGGGGTCAATCTCGGTAATTTCTCGGCCTGTTTCCTGCTTGAAACGTAGCATAGCCCCCATAGTGGGGCTACAGGGGTATGCTTCGCCGTTAATGGTTATCTCGATACGCTTCATGCTCCTACCTCAACTTCGGGGGTTTCGGTAATTGCTGTTTCGTCGAGTGTATCGGGTTCACCGTCGTTCTCGAAATTCACGCTGTAGGTGCTATCATCCTGCGCGGGGTCGGTGCGTTCCAGCGACGACACGATAAATTTACCTTTGAGGTAGGGTTTATCACTGTTTTCACGTTCCATGCACTTAACCTCGACGCTCTTTCCGGCTTTCCACGCTGCTACCAGTGCTTTGTAGCCGGTTTCGGTTTCGCCGTAGAATACAAGTCCCTCGGCTGAAATAGAGATGCTTAATCCTACTACGCCTTTGCCTTTCCACAGCCCAGCGGAAATGCCCTTAGAGGCTACAGGCTTTACGGCGCGGTCTTTGGTTTCGCTGTTCATGGTGGTAGTGTGGGTGGTGCAGTGGCCTACGGCCTTGCCCCCTACATATACCAGCATATCGCTACCATTGCAGTAGCCGGTTTTAGTTATTGTCGCCATATTGTTTATAGATGTTAAAAACTCCCTAATTTTTTAATTTAAGCGCGTTCCGGGATTTGGGTGATACTTTTACTATGCTTGTTATCCCCGTGGCTCTAACGCGCTTCCTATGCGTTTTTACATTTTTGCGCTAAATACTAACTGCTGCACAAAGGCATCATCTTGGTAGGCTTCTTCGCTGTCGAGTAAATAGCATGACCGCATACGCATACCGTTATGCTCGGCGTTAACCTGGTCTAATGCGGCGCGTACCGCCTCGGCCAGCTCGACACCCTCGCCATATCGCTCGGTAAAGCAAATTACCTCTATCTGTATTTCGTCTGCGCCCGGCTGTCCGCTTTTCTGCGGATTCGGCGACAGTGAGGTACGGCGGTATAATATGTAGGGCAATTCGGCGCAATCGGTCGCCACCGGGAATATTTTATTAGTCCTTGCGGCTACTTCGGCATCCTCCAGCAACACAGCGCGGATAATCGCCCCGGCACTTAATGATGTTTTAGGTACAGCCATATTTTTTTGCTACTTTTTTTACACTGTTAATAACTTCGTCATGTAGGCTATCGGTAACGCTGTCGCGCACGTCGGTCGCTGTCTTTTGCATAAATCCGTATCGCTTCATAAATCCGCGCGTGCGGCCTGTTCTCCATTTGCCATCAGCCAAATATCGGGTAGCCTTTTTAGATTTGCGCCACTTGGTTCCGGCTTCGGCCCATATCAGCACAGGTTTTTTAAGCCCTTTACGGTTAATATGGAATCCGTACTCCTTGCCGGTCCTACCGTCTTTTTTAGTGCCGATAGTGACACGAAATCCGGCTTTACGCTTGAATACTACAGCGCGTACTCCACGCTCTAAATCTTTGTCAGTTCGGATGCTTCCACGTAGATTATTTAGGGCGGTTTTGCGCACTCGGTTAGCCTCGCGCCTAAATGCACCTTTTATGGCTTTCAGTCGCTTTTTGGTATCCATTTCGGCAAATAGCCGCTGTAGATCTCCGTCGTCGTATTGCATTGCCACAGCCATAGACTATTTATTTATGCGTTCACAAACTAAAGTTTTCATTCCCCTGTCGATATTCGGTATAATGTTAGTTACCGTGTACTCATAGCCGCCCAGCTGCTTAACTCGCCAGTTTTCTTCTACCGGGTGGGCATCGCGTATGTTGAACTCGACGCGATAGTCGGGAAAATGTTCGCCCACTTCGTCGCTGCGGCTGCCGGTGGTCTTGACACGCTCGGCGGCCACTGTGCGAAATTCTTTGTAAATTGGTGTTTCCTCGCCGAAGCTGTCGGCATCGCTCACCGGCTTCAACAAAACCAACTTATATCTCATTCTACCTGCCAGCATCGCTTACCAGTTTTCGATACGGTTTAACCAATGCTTGTAGCGCGTCGGGCACCTCTTGCATCTGTACGCCGCTGACACTTTCGCGCTGGTTGTACCAGTGCGCCGCAAGCATAAGTATTGCATGCTTGAGTGGGGCAGGCAGCTCGCCCGCAGTATCTTCGGTAAGTTCGTCGTAGCTGCGGTTTGTGGCGTTGACAACAGACGTTTCGGCGGCATCAATCAGATGCAGCAGATAATCGTCGTCATCGCAAAAATCATCGGCGCGAACGTGCTTTTTGAATAATGCCAAACTCACTACAGCCATAGCGAAAAACTTTTAATTTATGCTCCAGCACCAGCGGCGGCCACCTTACCCACCTTACCCAGCTTAAAGGCTTCTTTGCGCAGGGTGGTAGTGCCGTAGTTCACGTTGAGCACGAAATCTACAGCGTCCTTACGGGCTTGGCTGTAGGGGTCGATCACAAACGATATATCGCCGAAAAGTCCCATAGGCTGGTAACGCCAGTCGCCCAAACCGATGTTACCCTCACCGATATAGTTTGTGGTATATACCGGAAGTCCGGCAATATGGTCGTTCTCGCATACCATAATGCCACTGCCTTTGTCTTTTGGGGTAGCCTCGGCGATAGCCTTTTGCGATTTAGTCATAATGTAGCAAAGGTGTTCACCGTCGATACCGGTTTTAAGCACCTCGGCTTTCATAAGGTTAAATTCCTTAAACGTCGGCTCCTCGCTGAACTGAAAAACGTCTTTAGCGGCCACGCCGACAAATGGACCTACCAGTGTGGTAGCACCAGTTACCTTTGTAGTGCTAAAAAGGATTTTGTTAATGAGCATTGCCACCGCCAGCGGCATGAGGTTCTTTGCGATTGTTTCGATAAGTCCCTCGGTCTGTATGATGGTTTGGCGTGTGATAGGTATAGCGATACCGATACGCTGAGGCGATGCGGTCAGCTTACCCAGTTTAATTTTTGTGTCGGTCAGTGCCACGCCCTCACCGGCAATTGTAGCCTCTACAGCCTCGTAGGTGGGCCAAACGTAGTCACCGGCCAAACCGGTAGGCATAGGCAAACCTACTTTGTCGAGTATGAGGCCCTCGGTGAGCGGTGCTAAAATATCCTGTATTTTGAGCGGCGCCACGGCACTGTCGGCGGTGTTCGACACCATCATGAGGTCGCGCACCAGCAAAATTTGTGTCTGCTTTCCGGCCTGCATATTTTCGCGGATAATACGCGAAGCGTCGGTTGATGCGTTGGGGTTCTCGCGTAGATACTCGGCGGTAGCCACCTGCATTTTCATTTGCAGCAACTGGTTTTCGCGCGTGAGTGCCTTAAACTCGGTGTCCTCGGCCTCGGTGCGCTCGCGCTGCTCTTTTTCGCAGGTTTCGGCAATTTCGCCGATACGGTCGCAGTTGGCTTGATACTTGTTGACCAACTCACGCACATTCAGCTTTTCGGGTTTCTTTTTTTCCATTACTGAACCTTTTTTTTGAGGTTTAAATTATATCAATTTTTGCGCGGCAGCGCGGCGCATTTCGCGCAACTGCTTACGCATAGTTTCGTTATCGGGTTTAGGTTCCAGGGTCGGCTTTTCGGCTTCATGCAGCCCGGCGGTAAACTCGCGTGCCTCTACCGACGTATCGGGGTAGGCTGGATCGGCCGCCAGCGTAAAGTCGTACACCCCGGTTACAGCCTTTACCGTGTAGGTTATCTGCGTGGCACCATTAACCACCTTTGCGGTGCGCTCGACAAAATCACTATCCCAGTATCGGGTGGTAAATGCAAAGCTACAGCCGGATATATCACCACGGCTAACCAGCTCTAACGCTTCGTCACCATTAGGCGATTTAGGCAGCTCCAAATTAAAGCCTACACCCTTTTCATCGACAAAGTAGGATAGCGTTCCGGTGCCTTTGTTGCTCCGGCCTAAAATCAGCTGGCGGTCGTGATACATGGTAAACTTTATATCGCAGCCGTCTAACAGTTCTTTGGTTATGGCTTCCGGGGCAATAACTTCGCGTGCCTCGCTATCCTCGTCGCTCCATAGCGGCGCAGATGGGGTATTAAACAGGATGGCGTACCCGGTAATCGTGCGGCTGGGGGCTTCGCCCTCGGCCGCTTCACGCACGCGCAAATCTGCGCAGTCTATACGCAGGGTGCGTTTTACCTCGGTGTCTTTATTCTTTTTCGTCGTCATTGTCTTTATCTTTGTTTTCGGGTGCCTCCAGCTGTTTCGGTTGCACGCCAATTTCGTTTATGCCTCGCAGGTTTGCCGATACTAACGCCGTGTCGCCGCCCTCTACAGGCGGCAAATTAAATTTCCTACGCACTTCGTTTAGGGTCGCGCCGATCTGCAAAAACTTGGTGCGGTAGTTCATCATGCCGTTAAGGTCGCTGGCAAATAGCTGGCTTCTGTCAAACTCAAATTTATATTTATGGCTCAAAGTAGGTGCCACCAGTTTACGGCGTAATTCAATCTCGATATTACGCAGCATGGGGTTAAGTGTGTGGCTTAAAAAATCTACGTCGGCCTGTTCTACACTCTTGTAATTGTTGCTGGTGTCGGCGTAAACAAACGATGGGGGCACACTGAAAAAGCGGCAAATTTCGATAACCGTAAATTTCCGGCTCTCCAAAAATTGCATATCGGTTGAACTTAGCGAAATCGGGCTAAAATCAACTTGCCCCGGTAGGCTTACTATCCTTTCGCCGCTTTGAAATCTATTGTCTATGCTCTCGGCGGTCTTTGCCAGTTCTTTGTCTTGGTACTCACCGAAGCCGCGCACGCTCTTATCGTTGGAAACGATACCGCGCACATTACCGCCGTTAGCAAATCGGTTTTGCGTTTCTTGGTCGCCGGTAGCTGCTATGCTCATGGTGAGCCGGGCGTATGTAAGCACGCTAACGCCTCTTTTGCTGTTGCGAAGCGTTAGCCCCTTAATGTGTATTATCTCATCCTCGGAATATACGCCGCTAACGCCATTATTGAGATCGCGCACCGTGTAGGTGTCGTGTATTGTGTCGTGCATTACCGTGCCGCGCTCGCACAGTGCCAGCCGGTCTAATTCCATGCTGGCAGGATTATACACCGGAACTATGTAGGCGTTACCGTCTAATAGTAGCTCCTGCCCTACTTGCCGCCAAAAGTCAAAAGCATTTAGCGCAAAATCAGGCTGTACGTTTAAAAGATAATCCAGCTTTGGGTTATTCGCGTCGGCGAAAATCTCACCTTTGCGCTTTAGGTATTGTAGTGGTAGGTTAGCGACACTCTCGCTAAGTAGTTTAATGCACCGGAATACAGTAGCGACGCACATAGCGGTTTGGTCGTTATACACAAAAAGCGACGTGGCCCCGGTGCGTGCCGCGCTGGGGGCTGGGGTGTCGTCGCTTTGTGTTTCGCGTCGGAAGTAGTTTACTATATTGTGCCAAAAACTCATTATACTACGCAGTTAATACGCAAAGATATAATAAGTTTATGAAGTGTAAAAATCTGTTGGTTAGTTAGTTATCTTTCTTTTCTTTGCGTTTGTTTACCTTTTGCATTTTTCTTTTCACTTGTTTTCTTTTCGTTTCTTTTGCTGAATACGCTTTTAAACATTATTAACAATATTTAACGTAATGAGTCTATAAACAGGCGCATACACATAAGTTTGGTAATTACGCCGTCTATCTTCTGTGTTTGCTTCCGTTTTATCGGCTTGCAGTTCTCCAGCTTGTCGAAGTCTAAGACTGCATTACCGAAACAATAATAGTTAATTGGATTGTCGTTTATGTGGATCTTTCCGGTTTTGGCTCCATGCTCAAAACTTTCTACCGGGGCGGTAAAATTCCCATAGGTTTGTTTAACCCCTATTAGGGTATTTTCGCCGCCGACGGTAGCCAGCATATTTATAATTTCATTGCTTTTCCACGGATCGTAGCCGATGCCCAAAATGCGTACCAGTTCGCTAAGGTATAGAATGTAGTTCACGATTACCCGGTAGTCGATAACGTCGCCGGGGGTGAGTATCAAATAACCCTTTTTAGCCCATACGCGGTACATCTTTTCGTTAGGGTGTCCAGCTAATGCCCCCTCCGGGAAAAAATACGCTGTATGGAAATTGAAGCTATACAGTGATGCTTCATATAGCCCCAGCGTCACCGCGCTAAAGTCGTCGCTTTCTGACAGGTCGATAGCCACCATAGCATCTGGCCGTCCGGTTATAGCCTCCAATGGCATAGGTCGGGCGATACTCCGGGCCAGTGTGCTACTTATCCAGCTGCGTTGTTCATTCTCGGCATAGATATTAAGCAACTTGGTACGAAACGCTAACATACCCTCCGCGCCTTTGCGTAGCGCGTTTTTATACTCCTGTCGATAAAACTCCATGCTGACAGTAACGCCCATGTGGGGCTGTACCTTGCGCCACGTTGTTTCTGCGTCCTCCGGGTCGTCTAAATCCGGCTCAAAGATATGGATAAATACGCTATCATCCTCAAACTCGCCCAGCAAAATGGCCTTATATCCTTGCAGCATTTCGTAAAATGGGCCGTCGAAAACGTCGGAAGCTGTCGTAATAATCACGGTTAGCGGATTGTCGCGTACACCCATCGACGTAGTAAGCACGTTTAGCAGGTCGCTGTCGCGTGCTTGGCTAAACTCGTCCATTATAACCGTACTGGCATTTAGTCCGTCCTTTGTTCGGGCATTGGCTGTTAAGCACTGCGCAAATGCCGTCCGGTCTTTACGCTTACTTTTTATGGTCTGCTCATTGACTGTGTAGCGGCGTTCTTTCGGGTCTAACTTACGCATACAGCCCCGGATCACGTCAAAGCATTTTTTAGCTTGGTCGCTGCTATTTGCTCCGGTGTAACTTTCGGCGTTAGCATCGCCATATAGCAAATCATCTACGGCAAATGTAGCACTCGACGTAGTTTTACTGAACTTTCGCGGTACAAATAACGCTGCTTCGCGCACTACTCGGCGGCCCTCATTCCAAAAACCGTAGATACTTGCAAACTGAAATGTTTGCACCGGGGTTAATGCGTATTTTTGCGGCCCGGCCTTTCCGGGAAAATGCAGATTTTCGTATAGGGTAAAAATCCGGTGTACCTCCGTGGCGTTCACACCGTATTTGTCGGCCAACCGGAAATAGCGCAAAACCGCTAACTGCTCATAGAGATTGTGCGCTTTCGGATTTTGGGCTACCTCCATAACGTAACATTCCAGCCGTGCGTCAACTTCGCACAGCCGGTAGTCGGCGATAGGCGTAGCGGCCAGTCGCTTCGTTACTTCGATTTTTGCCTGTCGTAGTTTGTCCTTTTCTTCCTCTGTCATGCCGTAGTCTCGGTATTACGTTTTATAATAGTCGGCTTTTTCCGGCTTGAGTTTTTAACCTTTTGGGTTAGTTCTATCAGTGGGTCGTTATCGTCGGTGCCGGTCAGTTCCTCGACGGTCAGCCCTAACGCTTTCATTTGTCGCGTTACGCTGTCCTGCGCGTCTTTCTGTATCTTAAAAACCGGGTGAGGCACCAGCGTTTTGTTTCCATATCGGCTAACTGACGAAATAGTAGTGCTGTCTAAGTCGTCGATCTCGTCATTAGCCAAATCAAGTGTGCGAAGCGCACCAGCCAGTGACAGTATTTGCGCGTCCAAACTCCGGCTGTAGCGGTTAGCAGACTTTAGAGCCTTTTCGATGTCTTTTTTATACTCGTTAACTTTTTTCGCCATTTTTTTGTTAATTTTTCTATATTTGCTTAAATTGAAAAAATCGCTCACACAAAAACAAAGGTGGGGGCCGGGTTTAGCAAAACCGGGGTGCCTTAAAAAAAATGCCCCCCTTGTTTCATCCACCAAAGAATTTTTTTACTACCCCGGCCACCACTTCGGCGTTATGTCGCTTGGTCGCTGCCTTGCCACTGCGTCCCATCTCGGTATGTACCTTAACGTGGCAGCTGTGACACAAAGCACATAGGTTTTTAGGGTCATACATGAGCCTGTATTTCTCGCGGTAGTTTATGCCATACTCCACAGGTGTACGGTGGTGTACCTCAGTAGCCGGTGTTATATATCCGT